GTCCCAGGCCGTCGGGGCCCGGTCAGAAACGGGGCGTCGGGCGCGGGCGCGGTTCGCCTTCGCTAGTCCGGCGCGCCGGTTGCAGTTGACGTGAGCTGGCGCGGAGCGATGGTCGGCGCGGATGGTGTCGTCGTCGTCGTAGTGGTCCAGGTCCCACGGTTGGCCGGGTTCGACGGGTAGGCCGCATCGGGTGCACGGCTGGGGGAGTCGGCTGGCCCACCAGGTTCGTCGCTGGGCCCACTGGTGGCTGGTGTCATGGGTCAGGGTGACCACGGTCAGCGTCGCCGGTATCCGGGCCGGGCCGTCGTGCCGCGGGCTGGGCCGACGCTGGCTACCCGGTTCCCGTACCGTCGCCGGACGGCGCGGGCGACGTGTTGATAGGTCCCCCGGTTCCGGCTGGACGCGGCGCGGGCTAGGGCTGACCGGGCCCGGCCGGGCGTGTTGATCGGGTACGCCCGGCGTGACGGATAGGCGAACGCCGACCGGGGGAGCCGGGATACGCCGGGGGCCGTCGACCGTCGGGGGGCCACGGCCTAATCATTGCATTTGCAACTAGGGCCGGGAAGGGTTCGGGGGCGTGGCCGGATGGTCGTCGCCGTAATCGACGGGCTCAGCGTGAAGCCAGGGCCGGACGGATTCGTCGGGGGCTCGCCGGATGATCGCCCGGCCGCAGACCGCGCACGTTGTCGAAAGTGTTGGCACGCAATGTGTAACGCCCGGGGGCGTATTTCTATTCCCGGCCGTGTTCTAGCCAGCACGCGTATTGGGGTCCGTCGCTGGTCTGACACTGGTCGTCGTCGACGTCGGTTACGGGGCCGACGACGGCCAGCATCAGCACGACTAGCGACGGGATCAGGTCTAGGGCGCGGTGGCGTAGGGCGACCATCCGTTGATAGTCGATCACTCATCGTCACGCCAGTCAGCGGGCGGCCAGCGTCCATCACCGTGACACGTCGAGCACGGGCCGTCATGCTCGGTCGGCACAAATCGGTGAACCCATCCGGTGCCCATACAGCCGGGGCAGTACCCGGCGCGCACCGCGTCGCTCGGCTTGCCTTCGCCGGGATTGATCAGCGGTTCGATACCCGGCTCAGGCATGGCGCTCGGGGTGCTCATGGAGATGGAACGTCGTGTCGTGCAGCGCGACGTACTCGCCGGACTTCGGCAGGGACATCACGAACTCCACGTCGGCGGGGAGTAGCGCATCGCGGGCATGGGCGATTTCGTCCCACGTCGGGTAGCGGGTGAGCCGACCCCGCTGATCGCGGAAGCTGATGCTCAGGTGCCAGCCCTGCGGTTCCTCGGCCACGAACGCCCACAGCGTTCCATCGCTGACATTGCGTGAGTACGTCTCGGTGTAGACACCATCGAACTCGGCGTGCTCGCGCTCGATCCACGGTGACCGCTGGCGGGTGATCGGGGCGCGCTCCATCACTTGACCTCGCGAGATTTGATCAGCGGTTCGATTTCACGCATCGTGGTCGACGGCCAGCGCGGCGACGGCGTCCGTGACGCGTTCCAGGACGATCCCCAGGTCGGGGTCCAGCGCGGTAGCCGTAGCGTCGCTGATGATCTGAACGACGGCGTCCAGGTGATCAAGGATCGCCTGTCGTGTCGGGTCATCCATCGTCGGGGCTCCGATGCACGGGCGTGGCGCGCATGACGCGGGCCAGTTCGTCATTGACGGCGTCGCGGACGACGTTCGACCGGTCGGCATTGATCGCCCGGTCTAGGTTGGCTTCTGCGGCCTTGACGCGCTGGCGTAGGCCGTCGCGTTCGTGTTTCACCGCGGCCAGTTCGTCCCCGACTTCGCGGACCTTCCGGCGTTGGCGTTCGGATTCTTCGACGGCGTTCGCTAGTCGGGTCGACGCTTCGGCCAGGTCCCGTTCCAACGTTACGACCCGGGTCGTGTCGGGCTTGCCTGTGCTGATGATGTCGACGACTTGACCTAGTAGCGCGGTGGCGACGGACTGGGCTATCTCTAGTCGTAGGGCGTCGTCGTCGTGGATCGCTTCGCCTGTGTAGTCGTCAGCGTCGGGCTCCGGAACGATCGGCGCGGCTTCGACGGGCTCCGGCTCCGGGCCGTTCGTCGAAGGGTGGGCCGCTTGCAACTTGTCAGCCCATCGCCGCGGGACCGTGGTCAGGGCGATCCGTCGGGTCGTCTTCGCGTACACGTCGCGGGCGATCGCCGGGGCCATTGCGGGCGAATTCAGCAGCTGGATCAGCGACCGTCTCCCCCTGGTGTAGCCCCGGGGGACCGCGGCGTCGTACAGGTTTGCCGTGGCCCGTCCTCCCAGGTCGACGAAGGGGCCGTGAACCCAGAGCGCTTCTAGGATCGGACCCTTCGATCCCCAGAACGCCAGGACCTTCGGACTGTTCCCGGTCAGTGCGACGAAGTCGTCATCGCTCATTACTTCGATCCACTCGCCCGCGGGCGACTTGACCTGTTCCGTCATGTTGGCTTCCAACCTTTCCTGTGTCGGCCTGATCCATCGCCCGCGTCGAGTCTTCCAGCCTTGCGCGTAGCGGCGCTCCCGATGTCGTCGCATCCGTTCCGTAGCGTTAGCGGTCATCGATGCTTTCCCAGCATGCTCCCAGTGTCGCGCAACTTGCAGGGTTCTGTGTACAACAGACGGGTTACGGGGGGTGACTTGCAAGCGGCGCGGCCCGTCACGACGCGCCTTCGATCAACAGTCATCGCGGTAGCGATGACAGTTGGGCCTGTTGCGTCCCCAGGGCCCAGCCCTGGGGACGCGGGCATCCATCCGCCCACCTGATTGCTACGACTTCGTTCCACAGGCGACCCCCTTCCACTAGCGCGGCGATCAGCCCCAACCTGGCCGCGCATTCACGGAACCGGGTTACGGTGACTAGCCGGGCCCATTCGGCCCTTCCGGCCCGTCGAGTCGAACCGGTCCCTGTTCTGACGGCGCGGCCCCGACGCCCTGGCCGGGCCCTATCACGGATGCACCCCGGCGCGGATGATCGGGCGCGGATCGTCGCGGTCGAAGAACTGTTTCGGGTCCAGGCCCCACTGTTTCAGGCCCGTCTTACGCCACTTCGACGACGTCAAGGCGTCGGTCTGGCACCCGGCGACGGTCTCGCGCAACACGTCGACGGGGACGGCCCGGATGATTTCGGCCGTGTCGCGGACCATGACGTCACGGGCCAGGCGATCAATCAGCCGGTAACCCTCCCAGCGTTCCGACGGCTGGGTCCAGCCGACGTACACGGGCCCCAGAGGCGTGTCGTAGGCGTCTTCGCCGGTCGCCCGGGTCAGTTCGATCAGGGCGTCCGTGGCGTCGGTTTCCAGGTCGTGCAGAACCACGTCGAATTCGGTCCGGACCCCCCGGGCGTCCAGCCAGAGGGCGATCCGTTCGGTCCCGGGCATCGGGTCTCGCCGTTCCAGCACGCCCACCTGATCGCGGATCAGGGCCAGGGCCAGCGCGTAATCATGCATCGTCGAACAGTCCCGGCTGATGCCAGGGCGTGGCGTTCACCCGGGCCCGTTCCTGATCCACGCAGACCTTGTGGGCGAACCGGCCGGACTCCCGACGCAACGCCAGCGACGACGTCCCCCCGGCCTTGCGGACCGGAGCCCAGCCGCGTTCTTCGCGGTACGCCCCGCCACCGGGACGGGTGTCGACGGGCTCCCGACAGAAGTGGCACGGGGCCCGGAATCGTGCTGGGACGGTCATTTCCGGCCGAACTCGAGAATTTCGAACGGGCGTACGACGTCACGTTGACCTGTACGGGCCGCGAAGCGTCCGGCCGCGGTCAGTGTGCGGCCGATTCGTCGGAGCCCCGGGCGACGACACCACGACCGCATAGGCGACACTGGACGGCCCCGACCGCGTCCCAGATTCCCCCGACTGGGACCGGTCGGGGATTCGCGCACTGGCAATCGGCGCGGACGTCGGCCGGTTCGTCGACCAGCCGGGCCAGGGGCCGACCCAGACGACAGACCCAGCAGTAGCGATGATGATCGTTCGGGGGGATCGGACGGCCGCAACCGTGACAAGGCATCAGACATACCCGGGCCCTTCTTCGGCGTCGGGGGAAGGGTCGGCGTCGCGGGCGGGCGAACGGTCCGACCCCTCCCCCGTTTCCCCGCGCTGGGCGCGATCCAGGAATTCGGCCAGCGCGGCGCGGAGCGCTTTCACTTCGATCCCCCGGACCTGTTCGACGTCGTCGGTCCGGTCGCCGGTCGCGGTCCGCACGACGGCGCGGACTTCGTCGTCGGACAGGGCGAAGGCGGCGTCCCGGAAGGCGTCCAGGTTCGCCTGGGACATCAGCGTCGGGACGCCCGGGATCGTCCGGCTGGCCGCGGCCCCGTCGTCGTCGTCGGTCGCCAGGCCCAGCCCGGCCATGACGGAATAGCGACGGGCGTAAGTGATCGCGGACCCGATGTTCTGGGCCGTCCCCCCGGCCGGGAGACGAAGGGGGTCGAACGCCAGCCACTGGCCCGACGTGTGCATAACCGTGGTCCCGACCATGACGCCGTCATCGCCCGTCAGGGCCACCTGGAACACGGCCAGGCCGTGACCGGCCAGGACGCCGCGGGCGTCGGTCAGGACGTCGCCCAGGTCCGCGTACCGGTACTGATAGGTCCCGGCGTTCGCGGTCCGGGACCGGGTGACGTCTTTCAGTTCGCCCAGCGCGGCGACGAACGCCGCGGCCACCTGATCGAAGTCCGGCGACGTGATCCAGCCGAACGCGCCGGGAGTGTAGTCAGGGGGTGTCACAGTCATCGGGGCCCCATCAGGGCGCGGGCGTGTTTGACCACTTCGGCTTCGTCGCGGGGAAGATCGTCGTTCAGGGCCCAGTACGGCCCGATTCGGCCCATCGTCATCAGCCGGGCGATCACACGAAGCGCGGCGAAGTATCGGGCGTCGTCGGTGATCGACGTGGGCGTCGGCTCGACGAAGCTCACGACTCGCGCCCCGGGTGTTCGCGCCGGTCCCCGTCGACCCATTTCAGGAACCGTTCGACGTCGCGACGTGACATCGGTTTCACGGTTTCGCGGGGATGCCAGAACGCGGCGACGATCAGGCCGACGGTCGCGCCGACGATCAGGACCCAGGCGACGACGTCGAGAATCATTCGATACCCGCGGCTTTCCGGGGGGCGTCGGCCAGCCACTGACAGAAGTCGTCCAGCTGGTCGGGTAGCCGTAACTCGGCCCAGTCGGCCCCGGCGTCCAGTAGCGCGGTGGCCCACAGGGTCTGATCTTCGGATAGGTCCGTCGACACTTTCAGTTCACGGAAGAACACGCCCACTCGACGATGCACCAGGACCAGGTCAGGAAACCCGGCGTGGCCCTGGATCGCGGTCCGGTAGTGGCCCTGGGAATCCTGGGCCGGGCGGGCGTGGTGTAAACGCCAGCCGAAGTCCTTCGCGGTGGCGACGATCGTTCGCTGGTAGTCCCGTTCCGACGCCAACCGGGGCCGTCCCGCGGGCTTCCCCGAACGGACCTGACGGCCGGTCACGCGTCGAGTCCGCGCTGAGTGTGCTGATCGACCAGCGCGGCCAGTTCGTCGTCACGGACCCGGGTCGTGCGGAGCCCGAACCGGACGCGGTGCAGGACCCCTTCGCGGATCAGTTCCCAGACGTATCGTTCCGACACCCCCAGAATGTCGGCCGCTTCGACGACCGTATACAGACGGACGGCCTTCGCCGGGTCGGGCTGATCGGCTGGGCGTTCTTCGGTCGCGTTCACGGGACCCCCTGTTCCGTCGTAGGTCCAGGTCTAGCCCTATGCACAGGCCCGGGGGAAGGGGTACAACCTGGGGATTTCCTGTGTCTTACGGGGCCGTGCACCCCCCTGCACCCCAGTGCAGGGGGGACGGGGGTAACGTCCGGGCCCGTAGGGAAGGGACTAGGGCGATGACGGAAGGGGACGACGGGGATACGGCGCGCATCGTCGGCCAGCTACTGGTCGTCGTCGCGACCCTGTCCGCGAAGGTGGAGACGATGGCCGCACGGATCGACACGGTCGGGGTCCGACTGGACGACGTGCGGAGCGAACTGGAAACGATCCGGCGCGAACTACGCCGGATCAGACCGGGGGCCTAAGCGGCCGCGACGGCGTCGAACGTCGCCGCGATCGCGGCCCTGGCAATGTCGGCGTCGGTCGGCTGGACCAGCGCGTACCGGGCCATCATCGTCGTCACGGAATCGCCCAGCCACTGGGCGACGGCCTTCGGGTTCACGCCCCGGGCCAGTAGTGACGTGGCGAAGAACTTCCGAAGCGCGTGGAACGTCACGTCGCCCAGCGCGGCGTCGTCGGCCGCGACCCCGAACGCCCGGCCGACCGAATGCGTTGTCAGCCGTCGCCCGCGGCCGTTCACGGCCAGGTTGGCGTCGGGAGCCCGGAAGCGATGGGGTTCCAGTTGGGCCAGGACGTTCGCCGGGACCGGGACCGTGCGAACGGAACGCTTCGTCTTCGTCCGGTCGTACTGGCCGCGGGCGTCGACGGCCTTCGACACGCGCACGGTTCCGGCCGTCCAGTCGACGTCGGCCACGGTCACGGCCGCGGCTTCCGACGCCCGGAGCCCACAGAACGCGCCCAGCAGGATCGCCGGGGCGAAGCGTTCGGGCGCGGCCTCGTACAGGGCCCGGACGTCGGCCAGCGCGATCGCCGGGACGTCTTCGGGACGATGGTCGACCTTCGCGGCCTTCGGGGTGAACGCCAGCCCCCCGTCGGCCGCGGCGAAGCACAGGACCGCGTTCAGCTTGTCCGCGTACACGTTGACGGTCGACCCGGCGAACCCTTCGCGGACCATCCAGGCCGTGAATTCGTTCTGGGCCGACGGGACCAGCTTCGCCAGCTTCCGACCCCCCAGGCCGGAACGGACGACGTGGTCCCGGACAACCGCGTAGTGCTTCGCCGTGTTCGGCCGGAGCACGTTCGCGGCCGTGTAGGCGTCGAACGCCTGGGCCAGCGTCTGCTCCGCGGCGTCCCCGGACGGGAGCCCCCCGGCCTTCGTTTCGTGCTGCCAGGCCTTCGCGGCCTTCGGGGTGTCGAACGTCTTCGTGCGCTTCTTCGCGCCCCGGCCTTCGCCCAGGATGACGGTCGCCTGATACTTCCCGGTCGACGGGCCGGACGTCAGCTTCCGGACCGTCCCCGCGGTGACGTTGACGGATCGGGAGCGAATCGGGAGCGAATGTGTTGGCATACCCCCAGCGTATCGCCCGTTTGCGGAGATTGTGTAACAAATTCTGAATGGGGGTGCAGGGGGGTGCAGGGAAGTGCACCCGGGCCCACTACCTGGGGCGATGGTCGGGCCCGTGCACCCCAGTGCACTCCCCTGCACTGGACGGGAGCGAATCGGGAGCGAATCGGGAGCGAATATTCGGGCTACCGTGACGACGCCCGGGGCGACGACCATAGGTCGTCAGCGTGGCGTTCCGACGGGGCCTGATCAGCCCGGAACCCTGGACCGGTTAGGGCGAAGAACGCGCCCCGGGCGTCAGTACGTGACCCAGGCTTGCCAGCCCTGGACGTCGTATACGTGCAACGCGCAACGCAGATTCAGATAGGGGTCGTACAGGTCGACGTCGCACACGGAATCAGCGCGCCACAGGGGATGGATTTGCATCAGCCCGGCGACCCCGGACGCCCCGTTGTAGGCCGACGGGTTACACCGCGATTCGGCCCACATAATCCGGGCGACCGGTTCGCGCCACTGGGCGTCGGTCCAGCCCGCGGCGATCGCTTCGTCGTACCACTGAACGCACGGGAGCCCGGCCGGTCCCGTGGGGACGGATGGGGGATCGGGGGGACGACACTCCGACGGCCAGTTCCCACAGAGCCAGGCGACGGCGCGCCGGGGCTGGGCTTCGTGCCAGTTGACCCAGCGCGTCAGCTGGCGCGGGGTCAGGACGCATCCGGCCGTGATCACTGTTAGGGCGAACACGGCCAGGGTACGTTTCGCCCATGACAAACGAATCACCCGCGACCGACCCGGAGCCCGAACGGGCCGAACCGTTCGAAGTGACCCAGGACCGGCCCGATCCGAACCGGATCGAACCGCGCGAACCTGATCAAACATCGGAGCCCCCTTCTGAATCGGAACCGGTCGACGCCGAACCGTCGACCGACGACGCCGAACCGGCCGCGTCGGAGCCCGCGTCGGAGCCCGACTGACCGGACTTGAAACCCAGGTACGCCCCTAGCACGCCGATCATCCCCCCGACCCCCCCGGTGATTACCTGGGTCGCGTTCTCCGATAGGCCGGAGCCTTCGAAGGCGTAGAACGCGTCGATAATCACCGCGGCGATGATCAGGTTGACGGCTAGGGCCGTCCCGATCGCGAGGATGATCGCGACGGCGTCCCGTCCGTGACCGGCTAGGTCGCGACGCATACCGCGACTTCCAGGTTCTGGTCGACGGGTTCGCGCTGGTGCACGGACACGGTTTCGATATGGAACCCGTCGGGACATTCGGGGCCGGGCTCGCCCGCGGGACCGGGGGCCCCCGGGCTCCCGTCCGTACCGGGCTCGCCGGGCTCGCCGGGCTCGCCGGGCTCGCCGGGTAGCCCGCGTCGACCGTCCCTACCGCGGGGGCCACGGTCGCCCGTCACGGATACGCCGGGGGGCCCCGGGGGACCGACAACGCTCGCCCCGGGCTCGCCCGGGGGGCCGGGGGGCCCGACGACCGTCGCGCCGGGGGGCCCCGGGGGACCGACAACGCTCGCCCCGGGCTCGCCCCGGGGACCGACCCGGCCGCGCTGGCCGCGGGGCCCGATCACGGACCGGCCGGGGGGTCCGGGGGGGCCACGGTCGCCGGTCACGGATTCGCCTGGGGGCCCGACCGGACCTGGTGGGCCCGGGACCAGCCGGACGGTCGTCGTCGCGCCCTGGGCGTCCGTAGCGACCAGTCCGACCGTCGCCAGGGCCAGCGACGTCGACGCGGCGAACAGGGCCACCGCGGGGAACCCGATCACGGACGCCAGGCGTCGGATCACGGCCCGTCCAGCCCCCGGTCGGCCAGCCACTTCCGGAGCGCGTACACCTGACGATGCAAGGCGACCGATTCGGTCTGGCATTCGTTCAGGTCGTCTTCCAGCGCGTTGATCGTCTTCGTCGCGGCGCGCCGTTCACGCCGACGGACTTCCCGAATCGCCAGAGTGATCCCCCCGACCGCGGTCACGATCGCCCCGATACCGGTGGCAACCGCGGCCCAGTCCACACGGCTACAGGATCAGCCATCCGAACGCGACCAGGGCCACCGCGGCCGCGACCAGCGCGCCGTCGAACGTCCGAGCCAACAGACGGACGACCCCGGCGACGCCAGCCGCGGCCGCGGCCAACAGGAACAGTACGTCCGCGACGTCCCGGTTCCCTTCGATCAGTTCCGCGATCATTTCTTCGTGTTGTCGAAGACTTGACGAAGCATCGTCGGATCGCTAGCTGGTTTGTTATTGAACGCCCCCAGGTATTGGCGGGCGATCAGGAACGTCCGTTGTAAGAAGTACCGCGCGGGCTGGGGGGCCGGGTCGCCGGGGCCGGTCGTGTCGATCACTTTCGCCCAGACGGCCGTCGCGATCTTGTCAATGTCGGCGTCGGTTAGTGGCATGTCGTCTTCCCCTTCGGCTGATCCCCCGCCCGTGTCGGGGGGTAGTGGACGGGCTCCGGAGCACGCCGACCGAAAGCCGAGCATGTTCCACGACGCGTTCCCGGTCGCCCAGGGGGACGGACCGGCCGGGTCGACCTTCCGGGTCGGGGCCCATTCGAAGTGACCGCGGACGTTATTCGCGGGAATCCCGTAGCGCGAACACAAACCGTTGATCAGGGTTACGTAAGCGTCGGTCTGGACCTTCGGCCAGTCCGATCCGTACCCCCCGTTCGCTTCGATCCCGATCGCGTAACTGTTCATCGAGTTTTCCGGGACGCCCCCGCCCCAGGTGTCTTTCCCCTTCCCGTTCGTGTTCGTCGCCCCCGCGGCGCAAACCCAGACGACGCCGTCGCGGTCCAGGCACAGGTTCGCCAGGGGAGCGTCGGAATCCTGAACGGTGCAGTAGTCCGCGTCGCGCTGGCCGGACCACGACGGGGGCGACGCGGTGTGATGAACCATGACGTGAGTCGGCCGACCGGAGTCGTAGCCCCCGGAGCCCCGGGCCCGCGTCTTCCAGTTCGGGTACTCCCGGACCTGTAGCCCCATCGCCCGAACGGCGTCGGCCAGGTCCGTTAGATATCTACTCCCCATCCGCGTCGGCTTCGTCGTCGACGGCGTCGTCCGGGTCCTTGTCGCCCCAGCCGCCTTCTTCTTCGGTCGGTTCGTCGCTCATTTTTTCGCCTTTCACTGAATCGCCAGCCAGGAAACGGGAATGTTCGCGTTCCCGGTCGTCCGCGCCCCGTTCAACGTGAATCCGCTGGCGGTGATCGCCGTCGCCGCGGCCGGGGTGCAACCGTGAACATTCGCCGCGTTCAAACTGACGAACACCAGGGGCGCGGCCGTGAACCGTCCAGCCGGGAACGACACGGCCAGCGTCGCCAACGTGTTCGGCGTGATGCTCGTCAGAGTCGCCTGTCCGGTGGCGATCGCCCGGGCTCCGACCCGGGGGTCGACGGCTTCGGCTAACGCCTTGATCGCGGCCGCGCCTTGCGCGACCGGGTCGGTCGGCTCCGGATACGGGAGCCCGTTCGGGGTCGTTCCCATTCGTCATTCCCCTTTCACGCGACCGGGCCGGTCACGCCGTACAGGTCCGTCCAGCTGATCGCCGGATCGAACTGATTCCATCGCCAGGCCGGGTCCAGGCTTCGCCACGGGCCCCCGGCGGCGACGCCGGTATAGGGCGTCGTCACGAATTGCAGAACCCATCCGGCGTCATCGAACCGGTAGCGGCCCCCGTCCAGATACGACGACGCGGAGCCCCCCGGCCACCGTTCGACGTTCGTCACGACGACGCCGCGGCCCAGGCGTCGGGTCCCGTCGAGTAGGTCCAGCGCGGCCGCGGTGTCGATCCCCGCGGCCGGGGGGGTCAGGGCCAGGTCCCACGTCAATCCTTCGGTTCGCCAGGGGGCGCGGCGCGACCGGGCCAGGATTCGGTTCCCCACGTTCGTCGCGTCGGCCGCGGTCGTCAGGGGCGTTGTCACGGACAGGCGGAGAACGGTCCCGGACGCTTCCGACGCGGCGTCCGCGACCCGGACGTTGCGTTCGGTCAGGTCCGGCGTCGTCTGTTCTTGCCAGGTCAGGTCGACCCGGGTCAGGACGTCGGTCACGTCCCGGGTCCAGGTGACTTCGCCCTGGGGTAAGAAGCATCCGTCGATCGCGGTCCGGCCCCCGGGAGCGTTCGACGAAGTATCGGGGAGGATCACGACGACGCCCCCGACCAGTGCCAGCACGGCCAACGTCGCCCGACGGGCCGGGTTCTCGATCCACAGATACGGGCCCGTCGTCTGATGCGTCGCGGACCACAGGACGCCGTCGACGCCCGCGGCCAGTTCCTGCAATAGCCCAGCCGCGGGCTGAGAGTCGACGTCGCGCCGGGTGACGATCAGCGCGCCCAGGGGCTGATCGATCGTCAGGGACACGCCCGCGCCGGACAGGGTGACGATCCGCTGGGCCCGGGTCGACAGGGGTTCCGCGACCCAGGGCTCATCCCCGACGTTCCGGTTCGCCAGATCGGCCAGCTGATCAACCGCGGTCACCTGGACCCGGGCCGTCCCGTCGTCGTCGACCGTCGCGGCCAGGTCCGAGATCCGGCCACTGAATACCAGGACGTTCCGGGTCGCCGGTCCCGGGGGGGCGAGCACCGATTGATCGTCAATCCACGCTTCGCCGTACTCGACCCAGGTCCCCGGCGTGTCGGCCCACGTGAGCCCGGCGAGAGCGTTCGCGTTCCACGTCGCGAACGACACCAGCAGCCGGAGCCCTAGCCATTTGTCCGCGGTGTCCGCGGTGGCGACGATCGGCCGGGAGATAACCGTCCAGGTTGCGTCGACACCCCCGACGATCGCTTGTCCGGTCGTCGCGCCGGTCTCGTCCAGGGGCGAATCGAAAACCCAGGCGAACGTCGACACGGACCCGGCCCGGGGACGCCACAGGGCTAGCTGGCTGTTCCAGGGCTCCCCGACTTTCAGCCGGGGGATTGAGTCCCACGCCGACGGGTTCGCGTTGAACGCGGCCGGGGGGACGTACACATAGTTCCCGGTCGTACCGTCCGACGTCACCTGGATCGCCTGTAGCCCGCTGTTAGCCCGGTCGCGGGACACGGTCGCCACCGGGTGAACCGTCGGGTTCGAACCGCGGGCCACGACCCGGGGCGCGGCGTCGCCTAACGGGAGGGTTTCGAAGCCCCCGTCAACGGCGACGTTCGTCGGCTGGCCCACTCCGACATCACCCGACGACCAGACCTCGATCGGGACGCCGATCGGGATCGCTTCGACGAACCCGGTCCCCCCGGAACGGTCCAGGACCGTTACCCGCGCCGTCGCGGCTTCGGGCTGGTCGACGGTCGTCGCCCGGCCCCAGGCGACCTCGACGTCAGCCAGCGCGGTCGGCGTCCCGGCGTGAAAGTCGGCCGCGGTGTCAGCGAACCGGTCCCCGTCGACTTCGATCCAGCAGTCGACCGCGGTCACACCAGGGGCCTAGCCGTGACGACGCCGCGCGTCCGGCGCGACCGGGCTTTCAGGATTCGCTCAATCTGTCGGGCGACGGCGTCGGGGTCCAGCGCGCCGTTCACGTTGATCGTCACGCCGGAGCCCAGACGGGCGACCGACCCGACCGACCCAACAGTCCCGAACCCGGCCCGGCCCATAGGGACCGCGGGCGCGGCGACCCGGGCGACGACCGGCTGGAACGAACCCGACGGCGCGGACGCGCTGAACGGGTTCAGCTTCCCCAGTAGCCCCCCGACGTCGGGGACTTTGATTCGGCCCAGCCAGCCGATCAGGGATTCGACCTTTTCGATAACCCAGCCGATCGCGTCCGCGATCGCGTCGATAGGGGCTTTCATCGCGTTGAACGCGGTCACGGCCACGTCCTGAACGGTCCGGAACACGGACGCGAACGTCTCCCGGAAGAAGTTCACGACCCGGTTCGCCGTGTCGATCACGGTCTGTAGAACGTCGCGCACCGCGCCAAACACGTTCTTCGCGACGTCGCGCACGGCCCGGAACGCGCCCCCCAGCCGGTCCCGGATCGCTCCGACGACGCGGACGATCGCGTCGATAACCCGCGTGATCGCTTCGCGGATCGCGGACATAACCGTCCGGATCACGTCCCGGGCCGTCCGGAACGCGCCCAGTAGCCGGTCCCGAACCGCGGTGACGACGCGGACGATCGCGTCGATCGTCCGCGTGATCGCTTCGCGGATCGCGCTGAACACGGTCCGGACGACGTCGCGGGCCGTTCGGAACGCGCCGACGAAACGGGACTTGACCCAGTCGACGACGCGTTTCGCCGCGTCGATCGTTCTCAGGATCACGTCGCGGACGGCCCGGAACACGTTCACCGCGACGTCCCGAACGGATCGGAACACGCGGGACACGAAACCCCGGAAAGCCCGGAACACGGCCGTTACCTTCGACCAGTTCCGTTTGATTGCCATGACCGCGACGCCGAACGGGCCCAGGATGATCACGGCCAACAGGTCCCAGTTCTGTTTCAGCCAGTTCCAGAACTTCTTGAACACGGCCACGACCTTGTCCCAGTTCTTGACCAGCAGGACGATCCCGGCGATAACCGCGGCGATCCCCAGCGCGATCAGGGTGAACGGGTTCGCGGCCAGGGCCGCGTTCACGGCCCAGATCGCGATCGCCGCGCCCCCCAGAATCGGAATCAGAATCTGGAATACGGACGCGTTCTGCTGGACGAACCCGGCCAGTTTCGAAAGCCAGCCCGCGACCATTGAGACGACCGGGAGTAACGCGGTTCCCAGGGCCGCGGTGGCGTCCTTGAACTTCGCGTTTGCCCGGGCCTGTTGACCGGCCGCGGTCCCGGCTTCGCGGGCGAACGCCCCCTGAGCGTCCGCGGTCTGATTCGTCAACAGGGCCAGGGTCGCCTGGGTCGTGGCTTGTTTGTCGGCCTTCCCGGTCAGGTTGTCCAGACCCATCGCGGCCTTCTGGGCTTCGACGTCGGCCGATTTGATTGACACGCCGTAACGTTCGATCGGGTCTGTTTCGCCCCGGAGTAGCGACGACAGCGCGGCGACGGCGTCAGACGTCGACCCCCCGAACTGGGCCGCTAGGTCCGCGCCCATCGTGATCAGGTCGTCGGTCGTCGGGGCCAGTTTCTTCGAACTGACCCCCATGTTTTTCAGCTGGGCCCCGAACGTCGCGGCCATCGATTCATACTCCGACGACGCCAGCCCGGTCGCGTCGGCCGACCCCTTCGCGAACTTGTGCACGGCCGTAGCCGACTTCCCGAAGACGGCGTCGACCGCGCCCGCGGCCTGTTGGGCTTCTGACGCCGCGTCGAAAGCCTGTTTCCCGAACGCGACCAGGGCCGCGCCCCCGATCGCGGCGACCTTCGCGGCCTTCGACATCCCGGACTGGAACCGCGACGCGCCCCCGTCGACCTGATCCATCGCCCGGGACGCGCCGGACGCGTCGCCGGTTACCCGGACTTCCAGCGTCGCGGCGCGCGCCACCATCCGGGATCAGTCCCGTTCGGCCAGCAGTTCCAGGGCCGTCGCCAGCGTGGCGTCGTCTTCGTCCCACCAGTCACGCGGCGCGGTCATGGTCGCCAGGGCGATCTGGACGATCATTCGGGCCCGGCTTCCGTCGGGGTAGGGCCCACTTCATCGCCCCCGTCTTCGGCGTCGACGTCGCGCGACGACACTTCCACGGCCTGTTCTTCGAACTGGCGAAGCGTCATCCCGGGCATGACGCCTTCGCGTTTGACCAGGACGTGCCAGGCCAGGAAATTCAGCCAGACGAACGGGGCGTCCGACGGGAGGGGCTCCCCGCGCTGGGCGCGGTGACGATCCCAGGCGACCAGGTCGACGTTCAACGCCTGGACGTCGTGTTCCGCGCCGTCGGCCATGACGACGTGTAGCCGCGGCGTCGACAGTTTCGGCGTTCCCATTCAGACCCCTTTCACGTCGGCCAGGATTCGGTCGGCGTTGTCGGCGTACAGGTCCTGTACTTCGGTCCAGGCCGCGTCCGCGGCGTCGGCCAGGAATCCCTGGGCCTCGATCCCGTGCGCGGGCCAGCCGAATTCGATCACGGGCGCGTACACCAGCGCGGAGCCGACGACGCCTTCCCGGACGTTGGCATCCAGGACGCCGACCGACGCGGCCAGCTGGCCCGTTCGACGCGGGGGCGCGGCCCGGGTAGCTACGGCCCGGGCCGCGGCCCGGTTCGCGTCGATCAGGTTCTGGAACGCCGTCGCCGCGGCCCGGGCCGTCCGGCTCAGGTTGTCCGCGCCCCGAACTTCGATGTTCAGCCCGTCGGGCATCAGGCCGGTTCGGGCTCCGGCGTCGCGGCCGTCCCGACGGGCGTCCCGATCGTCAGGGTCGGTTCCCCGACGAGGTTCCAGGTGAAATCGCCTTGCATGTTGGCTTTCGCTTCGTCGGAGCCGAACGGGACCGGATCGATGATCAGGTCCCCTTCCACCGTCGAACCGTTCGCCGTGTTCGGCGTGAATGCGAACGGGACCGTTTCGCCCTTATGCGTCCAGGAGAATTCCAGGATTCCGGATGCTTCCAGGTCCTGGAACAGTGTCCCGGAAAGCGTCGCCGTGTAGGTCGACGCTCCGGCGACGACGTCGCCGCACAGGACGGTCACGTCGTCGTCCTTGTCCTTGTCCCATTCGATCAGGGCGTTAATCACCTGACAGGAGAAATCGACCGGCGCGCCGACTTCCCCGACGCTGATGGTCCCGGGACCGAACTTCGTTACCTTCGCGGGCATTCAGCCCCCCTTTCAAACTTGGACAGTGAATTCCAGCGCGGGCGACGGGGAGCCCTGGGCGACCAGGACCTGGACCGGCCGACATTCGACCCGGCCGAATTTGATCAGGGCCTGTCCGACGTCGGTCCGCAGAGTGTCGCCCGCGTCGACCCAGACGTCCGGGGCTCCGGCCGGTAACTGGATCAGCACGCGCCAGGTTTCGTCGACGTGGTAATCGGTTAGCCAGACGTCGCCGGTCCAGACCGGCCAGGCGTCGTACGGGCCCGGCGTGTCGGGCATCCGCGGATAGCCCTTGACGTTCACGGGCTGGCCGTCGACCGTCGTCGACAGGGTCACCGCGGCCGCTAGGTCGTCGCGTGTCATCCCAGGACCGGGTCCCGGTACGTCGCTTCCAGTCGGGTGATTTCGGCGTCATGCCGCGCCGCCTGGATCGGTCCGAATTCGTCGGAGTCCCCGACCATCCCGGTCGGAAGGCTTCGAAGTCGGACGACCCGGGCGACCCGGCGATACAGGGCCTGGACCAGCGCGGCCGGAAGGGGTTCGGGGTCGTCAGGGATCGCCCCCGCGCACAGTTGGGCCTGGACCGCGGTTTCCCCGTCCAGCACGGTCTGTAACTGGGCGTCGTCGACGACGGTCGCCGGGACCCCGATCCAGGCCCGGACGTCGTCCAGCGTCGGCCCCGTCGCCATATCTACGGAGCGGGCGCGGGAAGTGTCGCCTTGACGAAGGCGGCTGGGTCCAGGACGACGAAGTCCATATATCCGGCGTATCCGACCAGCTGGCCCAGGACCGACGGTTCGTCGACCGATAGGAACCCTTCCAGGTCCTCCCAGACTTCGGCCTGGGTCCGGTCCCCGATGATGAGCGTCCCGGTCGGGAGGTCCGGGTCCAGCACGGACCGGAAACCCAGCAGGTCCCCTTCCGCGCCGGTCAGGGGCAGATTGAACGCGGGCTGGGACGTGACCGGCCAGGCGACGCCGCCTAGTTCCTGCCAGACGTCCAGGCTCATCCAGACCGTGTTCGACTGGAACCCTTCGCCTTCGGTCCCCATAATCGTTCCCTGGGCCGCGGTCAGGAACGCCCGAACCCCTTCGATCGTCCAGTCCGCAATCGCTTCGGTCGCGGTGATCAGCGTCGGGAATTCGGTCGCCGCGGCCCGGTTCGTCCGGCGCGCATAAACCCGCGTGAAATCGTCGAAGACGACTTGCAGGATTGACGGCTGGGTCCAGCGAATGTCCTGTTTACTGATATTCAGGTGACCTGCGTATGTGTCCAGCGACACGGGGAGGACCCCGATGATCATTTCACGACTGGCCGTTTCGGCCTTTTCCGCGGTCTGTTTCTGAACGTCGACGTGCTGGTCGATCCGGGGCCGGTCGAACTTCCCGGTCGGGGCGTTCCGGTTCGCCACGGACCCGACCGTGGGACGATCCCGGGACAGGCCGTTGATCAACGGGCCGACGATCGGACGCGGGATCAGACCCGGATTGTCGGCCGTCGTCTGATGGGCCGTCGCCCGTTCCAGTTTCTCAATCGCGGCCGGGTCCTTCTTGACCCAGGCCGCGTGCACGGTCGCCGCGTAATCCCCGGCCGTCGGGAATTCCCGGACGATGTCGTAGGCGTCTTCGGGAGCCCGCGCCGACGTCCGGGCGGGCATTGCCACGACCCGGTCACGGACCCGGCCGACGGCGTCGGTCCGTTCCGTGATCCCGGCGTAATGTTCGATCGCCTTCTGTAACTCGGCCCGTCGGGCGTCGTCGCGATCGATCTGGGCCGTTTCGTCGGCCGACAGTTCGCGGCCTTCGTCCGCGGCCCGTTCCAGCACGGTCACGACGCCAGCCGTGATTTCGTCGAATTCGGCGTTGAGCCGATCGGAGTAGGACAAGGTTCACCCCTTCCACGTCGGTTCCAGACGGGGTGTCGGCTACCGGGGTGTCCGTTCAGGGGACGGGGTGTCGGCTACCGGGGTGTCCGTTCGTCGATTCGGGCTCCGATGATTGCATATGCAACTAGCGGGCGTCCAGCAATCCGTAACGGGCGCGCCAGCCGTCCAGGATCGGCGTCGGCTCCGGGGGGATCAGGACGTGGTCCCGGGACACCAGCACGCCCGCGCCGACGTACTGGGGCCGCGCCGTCGCGGCGACGTGGGAACACCCCATCCGTTCCCGGACGACGACTTCGCGACCGGACCGGGTGACGATCCGGGACCGGTACACCCGCGCCGAAACGGACCAGTTCGTCAGTTCGCCGGACCGGGCCGCTTCGGCCTGGGGATGGGACCGGTTCAGCCGGAACGTCGGGTAGAACCCGTCGGCCTGTTCTTCCAGACCGATGCATCGGCCCAGGAACCGTTCCCCGTCGTCCCCGGCGTGTCCGATCATCAGGTTTATCCACGCGCCCCCGCGGTCGACGTCGCGGGCGAACGCCCCGGCCGCGCATTCTTCCCAGTACGGGGGGCCGGTCGGGTCCTGGACCCGGGATTCGACGCCGTACGGGATCGCCCGGCCGTACACGGTCCAGCCGTCGCCCACCGGTTCCAGCGCGGGCGCGGCCCGTTCAATGATCAATTCTTCGGTCATGGTCATCCCACCGTTTCGGGAGTCAGTGCGGGTACACCCGCGGGGGTCTGGTCTTCTTCGTCGTGCGATTCCAGGGGGCCGCGCCCGATGATCGCCCGGCCTTCGTCGACCGACAGGACGCCCGCGGCCGTGTACTTCGTGACGACGTCGGACGTGGTCCGCTGATCGGCGCGCATCCGTCCGGCGTAGTTCCAGGCGACCGACGTCCCGTTAGGCATCAGCCATTTCCCGAACGCTTCGGACAGGGGTCGGGCGTATCGGTCGACGGAATCGCGGACGAAGTCGATATCCGCGGTCTCGACGTTCTGGTACGTCATCGATGGCCCCTGTAGGCCCAGCTTCCAGTTCGGGATTCCCAGGATCATCGCGATAAGCGACGCGTTCCACGTTCGGGACTGGGTCAGTTGGGACTGTTCGGCGTTCGACACGACCGGGGTCAGCAGATAGCCCTGGGGGAGTATGACGGGCTCCCGGGTCGACGTCATCGCGCGCCATTTCGCTTTCAGGTCGTCGGCCTGTTCCTGAGTGATCACGTTCGGGGATTGCAAGACGGCCGGGGGAAGTGTCCCCCCGGCGAAGTAGCCCGCGGCGTGTTCTTCGGCCGCTACCGCGCCCCCCAGCCAGGGGCCGTACTGGGCCAGCACGCCCAGCCCCAGCAGTTCGCCGGACCGGGCTCCGAAACTGACGTGAAAGATTTCGTCGACCGCGAACGTTTCGCCCCCGATCGTCCAGTGCATCAGCCCCCCCGACGCGTCAAGAATCATCCAGACTTCGTCGGCCGGGATCGGGACCACCGCGCCCGGTCGGAGCGTTCGCCAGTCCAGGTCCCCGAACAGGGCGAAGTGATTCCCGTACAGAATCCCGTCCCACGTCGCCGCGTATTTGTAGTTCCAGACGGTCGTCAAGGGGTAGGGGTCGGTCAGCACCAGGGGCTGGTCGGCCAGCCGGACTTCGACGCCCTGATCGGCGTCCCATCGCTGGGCCCACCAGTCCGTTGACGCGACGGCGTTCCCCAGTAGGGCCATGCCGCGCCCGAACGGGGGGAGCCCCATCGCTTCGGTTTCGGTCGCCGCGGGCGGGCCCGGGAACGGTTCGACCGTTTCGCCCAACAGGTACGCCCAGGCCGACCGGGGCCAGGTCCGCGACCCGGCCATCCGGTTCGCTTGCCACCAGCCCGACAGGCGACCCCGTAACGGGGCCGGAATCCAGCCGGACCGGGGCGCGGGAAGTCGGGCCATCAGGTCCCCCTTTCAGTAAACGAAGAATTCGACGGGCGCGGCCCGGGTCGCGTTCAGGACCCAGGCCGTCGCGGTGACTAGATCGTTACGGCCGGACCGGGTCGCGTAGCGAAGCCCGGCCGGAGTGTTCGACACGCGGCACGCGTGAATCTGGGCCGCCAGGTCCGAGCCCCCGTCGTGACAGACCCGGCCGTCGTGCAAATCCTCCCGGAGCGCGGCCAGCCCGGACCGGGTTTCGCCCGCGCCCCCGATCACGACCGGGGCTCCGACGTCGACCGTGTCCGCGACCAGCGACGCCGATACGTACAGGGTCGAACCGGGATGGGTCGCGGCCAGCATCGCGGCCCAGGCCAGACCGTCGACACGCCGGGGATGGGTCCGGCCCCAGACGAAGGTCCGGCCGTCCGGGTTCCGACCGGCCGCGGCCGTCGCGCATCCGCGCCCGAAGTAGTCGACGACGGCCAGGGCCAGCGCGCCAGCTGGGGGGGTGTCGGCCAGGCGACCGACCGCGGCCCAGTCGGCGTCATCAGCCAGCGATTCGTCCCGGCCGTCGTGGGACGGTTCGGGGGGCCAGGGAAGCCAGATGTTCAGCCACTGGGACCGGAACGAAACGATCGGGTCGCCTTCCCCGAATTCGTCGACGTCGACGTCCCCGGCGATCGCCCGGGCCAGTTTCGCTTCCAGGATTCGTTCGCGACGGTCCGACCAGTGCGGGGACGCGGCGCGCCACGCGGCCCTGTCTTCGATGTCGGCGTCAGGGGAAGCCGACCATTCGATCAGCAGGGAATCGGTCGGGTCGCGCAACCGTTCCGCGGCCGCGTGGCGTCGGGCCGGGAACAGTGACGTTGCCTTCCGATGGGCCGTCGAGACCAGAAGGCCCTGGGCGTCGATCCGTTCAGCCATTGTCGGTTCCAGGCCGTCGTCGACGACCGCGGGCGACACCTTCCAGGCTTCGTCGACGACGCCCAGACTGGCCCCGTACGAATAGACCGAATCCCGGCCCCGGGCCAGCCAGCGCGAACCGTCAGGGTGGGCTATCTCATCCCGGCCGTTCGTGTCCCAGACACGCCAGCCGTCGGGCTTGCGACGACGGGCCCAGGCTTTCGCCGGTCGCATCGCTTCCCGGGTCACGGGGAGGTCCTTCGCGGTGTGCAGGACGTCCTGGGGCTCCCCGAAACGCTCGGACTGGTGCACGCGCCACATACACGCCCCCCGAAGCCACCACGTCTTCCCAACCTGGCGCGGCGTCGTCAACAGGACCCAGAGCCAGACCAGACGGCCCAGCGCGTCGCATTCCAGGGCCCGGGTCAGGGCCAGACGTTGCCACCAGCGCGCCGGACGGCCTTCGATCGCTTCGACCAGCGCGATCGCGTCGGGCCCCAGCGACGAAACGGCGTCCGGATGGGGCGCGGACATCAGCCGCGGCCAGACGTGGCCGTCGGCGTCGGCTTCGTCCCGGAGCGATCGGAGCCAATCGGCCCGATCCCAGACCACGTCGCACGGTCCAGGGCCGATCGGGCCCGATCGGGACGCTTCGGGGAGAAACTCCCCCAGACC